GTCTATCTTTGATTCCTCACTAGAATTCAAAAGCTTTTTAGCTTCTATAACTTTCTCGTTCTTCTCTTTGATTGTTCTCATTCTTTCATAGAGTTGATCGAGATTGAGGTCGTCAATTTTTCCGTGTCTAACAATCTTCTGATCAATATAGTATCCAGCTACTTTACCTCTAGCTATTTCAGTTGTAGCTGCAGCCGCTAGATTTCTATTGTCTTTTTTACCTCTGTCTCTGATCTTACCAAGCTCTTCTAAATGACCTTCAAAACTGATGCCATATTTCTGCCTCACTTCATCTCTGAGATTACTGATGTGGGCGCATACTAGCGGAAATTTATTGGGGTTGGTTAGTCTTGTTCCTTCTGGATTAGGGGATGCATATCCTGCGAGTCTTGCGGCTTCTGTTTTAGTTATGGGGCTGCCTTCTACTCCATAGACTAGGAGTTGGGCAAATTTAATTTGTTTGGGTGTTAATTCTTTAACTGGTCCTGGCATAATATTGCCATTCTATACAAAATATCCTATAAGTGCAATAAGATGATTAATGGAAAGGATTTTAGACAGATACTCGATAAGTTTTTAGTTTCGCCCGCTGTTCAGCATGCCCGAGTCCAAGTGGAGTTACCTGATGGATATCCAAATAAATTTATGGATATTCTTGAAATTAGCTTGCTTGAAAATAGAATTTTGGGTAGTAAAGAGACGCATCGATTGGTTTTTAAAGTAACTGAACCAAGACATGTGATGGGTAAAATAGTTAAAAAATTATAGGTCGGGCTAGCATGGTTAGACCGGTCATCACTGAACGACAACTTTGGAAGAAATTAAAAAATGAGTCTAAAAGAATTACGTGGACAAGGCTGGAAAATTGGGCTTTATTCGGCACTCCTGACCTATTGGGTTATACTCCTAGTGGGAACTTTTTTACTCTAGAATTAAAATCAACTCTGCTAAAAAATGCTAGCTTTGTGCGGTTCTCTCCGCATCAAATATCATTCCATATTAAGCATAAAAAAAATACTTTTATTCTGGTAGCTTGTACCCTGGAACAACAGCTTGTTCGCTTGTACCCTGGCTCCAGGATCCTTGAGCTTGTGGACTCAGGCTTGAGGCTTGAGCCCTTAGCTTGTGGGCTTTCTTCCTGTGTAGATCTGCTAGAAAAAATTTAGTGTATTTTATATTGAACTTCTTTGACATCTTTTGACCAGCATGCGCGGCAGCTGCCGCAGTTGTTGCCCTGTTCCGGGGCCGGGCAAACGTGACCCGCACGCGGCTTCGTTACCACGGTGGACCAATGCGACCACGCCTGACCGGGCATGGTATCATTTTTCGCGTTGCTTAATCTTATTATTAAATTTTTTGGGACGCTTGAACCCTCCAGCGGTAGGTATTGTCTCTCCTGAGTCGGCAGCCAGTGTTGTGTGTCTGGCGTCGCTTCGCATACTTTAAAGATCTGCTGCAGGTGCCATGAGCTCTGCAGGTCCCCTGAGTCGTGCCATCTAAAAAATTTTTTTCCTTTAATTAATACAGTCATAGCCTGGACCCAGTCTGGATGCTGAAGAGATTCCAGGCGCCTGGTTAAGGCGTCCTTAACGTTCGGGAAATTGTAACGGCCCTTGAAGGCGTAACAGCCATAGCACGGGGTGCCAGGAATCTCGCGCAGCTTCGCGCCTGTCTGGCACGCTCGGGCCGGCAGGTTATAAGAGCCCTCAGGCATCTTGCCTGGTGCGCTCAGTCCGCCGGTGATTTTGCTTGCTGCTTTCTTTTTCATAATCCTATTATATCCCAGAGCTTGCAGCCTGTCAAGTCTGCTTGAATCCTGATTCTTTATGGGCGGGCCCACCCGCTTGGGAGCTTGAAGACTTATTCTTTTGTTTTATTTTTTTCTTTGGCCGGGCGCGCCTGACGGCGCGCTCAGCGTTTAATTGTGAAAATGTTTTATTAATCAAGGACCACCATATATTGTTTTGGAAAGTACTTCTTGAACCAGTCGAGACCAGCCCGGACGATGTCCCAGGCTCCAAAGCGCTCCGCTCCGATGATGGTATCATAGACGCTGGCTGCATAGCCCGGCATCTTAGTTTTTTCACCACTGAATCGATTCGCGATTTCAACTTCCTTGTCCAGGTATACTGAACAATCAAATGGCATTGTAACCTTCTGGCCGTGCCATTCTATCTTTTTCTTTTTTGGTTTTTCGAACATGTTTACCTCTTTCTGGTCCCAGTATATCCCAGGCCCCTGCAGCCTGTCAACTAAAAAATTTTTTCCTGTACTTTAATGGGCGGGCCCACCCGCTTGAGGACTCATTGATATGTTTTATTTTTTTTGAAGTGGCCACTTGACCCGGGACCGCTCTTCGCACAAGTGGAGGTGCACACACAAGCACTAATAACGATCCCGGCTCAAGCTTGAAAGTTTCATATAACCCATATGCATTTCTCTTGAGAATGCATATGAGCAAACCCCTTTGCGTCGTATAGCCTAGGCGCAACGCAATTAAGCTTTGTTCATATATCGAATAAAAATAGTATCGCCAATACAATAAAAAATAGCATTGGATAAAATAAAATACTATCTACAACCAAAAGATCACCCAAAGTCCGAGAGCAATGGCGAAAATATTTCCAGCCCATACCCATTTTGGATAGACCGAAAAAATTTCCTTTAATGGCTTTCCATAAATTATCATACTTTCTTTCTGTGGCTTGCAACTTTAAATATAGTCGACAAATTACAAGCCAACTTTAATTGTTATTAATAGTTTTTGTACATATTATTTAACAGAATATCTTATATATTACTTGACTATGGTTTGTCAATAGGTTAAAAATCTTTTATGTTTAATTTAACAGAAAGGACACAATGAGTAGAATAAGATTAAATCAAGAGTATCGTAATAAGATCGCAAATCGTATGCGAGTACATCTTGAACAAGAAGAAACGCAAGAGAAAGAAAAATTCTTTCAAGAAAGAGAGAGTTTTTTAGACAAGCAAAATGCGACTTGGGAACTTGCACAACAATGTGTGACTAGACAATATCCAAAAAAAGACGTGGATATGGCACATTATCTTCAAAACAAATATCCTAACGTGAATACTATCGCAAAAGATAGTTGCTTTCATTTTGGTTATATGCAAAACGCAAAAGCGAAAGATGACGAGGATAAATATGTCACAAAGCATTTTGACTTTCGTTTAAATGGTGACATTGATGGAGTTGATCGTCAAGATGATGTGGATAGTTATAATCCACAATCACGTGACTTTGCTTATGCTTATTTTAGAGATGAGTTAAAAGCAAAAGACAATTGTAATCCCGATATCAATATAGAAATGGATAACAAGCCAAGCAATCCACATCAAACTAAATTTTGTGATGCCAATGACAAGGCACTTGGATTTAGTGGTGGCAAGGGAAATGAAATATCCCACGCAAGAGATTGGAACGCAAACTATGAGTTGGATTTAATTGGTCGTGAGTATTGTAGAGATCGTCAAATCCCAGTTTCCGAAAGTGAGTTCAATACTTTTGTTATTTGGCAACAAGCTAAAGGTCAAATGATTATGGCACATTATAAATGGATTAAATCTGTTTTAGAGCAAACGAAATTCATCAAAGATGTAATCAAAGGATATAAATATCTTGATGAGGCGATTGAGTTTGCAAAAGAAAGTGGACTTGATCTTAATGACGCAGAAATAATTAGAACTAATTCAACTGGTCTAATTATGTACAATCCAAAAAATGCGGCGGCTATGCTTAAATCAATGAAGAATAAAAGTCAAACTAGAGAACAAAAAATTGCTCTACGTAAGGCATATGAGAGGCAACAATCCACACAATAAATAGTCCTTGACATATCTAGGATAAACATTTAATATCCTAGATATGTATAACAAAAGAAAGGATAATATGACTAAAGAATATGACCACGCAGACCATATGGCGGTTATGTCAGAATTACTTGTCTTGTATCAATTAAAAAATGAAACACAAGATAAGATTAATGTGGCTAATGCAAAACTAGATGAGATAAAAGACTTGCTAAAAAAGAAAGAGGATAATGATGACGAAATCCCTTTTTAAAGACGCAATCTTTTATATTAAATACTATGCCGAAAAGCACGACATGGTTATTGAACGTAAGGCAACACTTGATGAAAACTGTTATGAGGGTAAACATAAAAAATTCGGTTATCCATACAAAAGATATATTGATGTTTGGGCAACTGAAGAAATAAACAATGGCAAACCTCAATACAGAACAGCAAGTAAATCTTGGGAAATAAATGAAACCCAAACTTTAAATCAATGAAGTATTGTCAAGGAACAAGGTGTCACGAATACAGAACGAAAGATCGTATTCGTGGCATTAAAGGGGCAAAGTATTATGGAACTAGACGCAGATCTAGTATGTATTACTCAAATAATTTTTGCTCTTTAAATTGTTGCAATGATTGGCTTGAAGAAAATCTTGAACGTGCATTAAATCATTTCGGCAGATTAACCGAGCAGAAGAAAGTAATGTGTGACCAAGCATGGTATAAAGATAGAAGTTGGCGAGATGATACATTTTATTTAGCCAATGATTTACTTGGTCAACGTATTCCAATTACTGAACAACAATACAACAACGACAACATAACAACACCGAATAACTTATCCCAATAAGTTATACAGTTGTAGGCGGAGTAATCCGCCTACAATATCTTGTGTCAAGCTAAATCTTATAATATCCTTCACTTTATTCGTGTGTGTTGCAAACGAGCAACAGGGCGGGCCCACCCCCGCACCCCCACCCCCCTCCCAGACTCCCGGGCTC